AGCTGAGAAAGAAGCTAAACAACTTGTAGATAAAAAACTTGATAAAGCCTATTTACAGGAGCGTCAACTTCCTGTATCATCAACTCAATCAGCACGTAGGGCAACGATTGTAGCTCACAAATTAAGTTTATTAAACAAAGGAGAAACAAATTGAGTAAGATAACACAGCGAGACTACCAAGAGTATTCAAAACTAATTGAAGAAGGTCATTCACAACGATCAGCTTGTTTAATATTAGGTTTGAATAGATCAACAATTCAACGATACATTAAAGGTGTTTTAGAGGATGAGGTTACTGAGGATGGTAAGACCTTATCAAACAAACCTAAAATCTTATTTTACGACATTGAGACCACGTTAGCTAAATCCTATCATTTTGGACAATTCAAACAATACTTAGGTGTCAAACAACAAATTCAGGAGGGTCACTTGCTTTCTCATGCTTGGGCTTGGAATGACGGGGGTGTTATCGGAAGTATTCTTACACGAGAAGAAATACTTGATCATGATCCTGAACGATTGGTTTTAGAAGCTTGGGCTTTGTTTGATAATGCTGACATTATTGTTGCTCATTACGGTAAGAAGTTTGATATTCCAAAGATGAATGGGTACTTCCTTAAATATGGTCTGCAACCACCATCACCGTTTAAAGTTGTAGATACAAAAGAAATCTCAAGTAAGAAATTCTTATTACCTTTTAACTCTCTTGAATACTTAGCGAAAGCTCTAGGCGTACAACAGAAAATCGACAACAGTGGTATGCAACTGTGGATTGATTGCGATAATGGTAAACAAGAAGCATTAGATGAAATGTTAGCTTATAATGTTGGGGATGTAGAAGCTTTACGAGATGTTTATAATCGTTTAATCACTTGGGACAACAACGGTGTGAATATGGCGTTATACAACGACGAACACGAAGCTTTGTGTACTCATTGTGGCAGTGACGACATTGTGCCTTTAGATGGTAAATACACATACACAGCACAGCGTAAATACTCGTTATATCGTTGCAACTCATGTAAGGCTGTGTTACGCTCTAACCGTAAAGAAGGTAGTAGTAATAGCCTAGTTAACGTAGTTTAATATTAAGAGGGGTATGGTTATGGGCAGAAATAATGAACGAATGAAGATCGAGGTGTTGGGTAAAGAGTTTGACACCAACAATAGTGGGAGGTGTTTTGTTATTGATTATAAAAGTGAGAGGAAAGCTACTGTAATGTTTCACGAACCTATTTTCGTTGTAACTTGTACATACTCTCACCTTGTTAGGGGTGAGGTTTCCAATCCATTTTATCCAAGTGTTTATGGAGTAGGTTGTTTAGGGGTTGGTGAGTATCAACCAAAAAAGGACAAACAAGTTTATTTATGTTGGAAAGGGGTGTTGTCTCGGCTTTACGGTAAAACAGCATCGGTCAATAATCCAACATATAAAGATGTGACTGTCTGCAAAGAGTGGTTAAACTTCCAAAGCTTTGCAAAGTGGTGCTATTCACAAACAGGTTTCGACAATAAAGACGGTAGGTGTAGAAGATTCCAATTGGATAAAGACATTCTAATTAAAGGGAATAAAATATATTCCCCTGAAACTTGTTGTTTTGTACCGCAGGAGATAAACTTAGTGTTTTGTAAAAGTGACGCAATTAGAGGCGATACACCTATAGGTGTTACTTATGACAAAAGCAGAGGTAAGTACATTGCAAGTATATTTTGTAATGGTACTCGCAAACATCTAGGTAGGCATACTACCCCTGAAATAGCCTTCTTAGCCTACAAACAGGCAAAAGAAGCTTATGTAAAAGAGGTCGCTGAGAGGTGGAAGGACGAAATTGACCCTGTTGTGTATGGTGCTTTGGTGAATTATCAAGTAGATATTACAGATTAAGTTAGTTCGAGTTGTCTAAACATTAAGCAAAGAGTAAATCAATAGACACAAAGAGTTGTTATTCGTACTTAGAAGTTGTATAATATAATTTCTAGGCAGCTAAAAAGCCTGCAAGTAACACCTTTGTGTTTTAATATTTAGAGGAGAGGTTGAATGATTGTTTTAAAAGCAAATAAGTTTAGAGTTGGTGATAAGGTTCAGGTTATTGAGGATAATAATACAGCCGCGTGGTTTAATGTTGAGACTCAATATATACTTGGGGAGATTGTAAAGGTCATTTCGTACTCTTCTGAGCCTGTTTACCTTGTTAAAGTTGAAGGGTATACAGGAGTCCACAACAACGGTACGTTCAAGTTTAGAAATAAGCACCTCAAACTTGTTGATCAATCGGTAGAACAAGAAGTTAAGGTATACAACCCTTTGGTCGCTCAAGAAGGTGGTGGACATTATAAAGATCGTGGTATCCAACCTTTAGAATATACAATGCAGAATAACCTTTCTTTTTGTGAAGGTAATGTCGTAAAGTATATCTCTCGTTATAAGAGTAAGAACGGTATTGAAGATTTAGCTAAAGTAGTCCATTACGCTCTACTAGCATCTTATGAAGAGTACGGTGAACAAGGAAGTACAGAATTGAAAGAGAAAGTATTAAAACTATTAGGAGAACATGGGTGAAAGACATTAAAGCAGAAGCAATGTTTCAAGATTTATATCAAACACTACATTGTATCGAACTTCATTATGGTGAAGGAAGTGAAGAACTTGTTCAAACAGTGAGAGATGAGATTGCTAACATGGAGTGGTTATTGAAAGGGGATTACAAATGAAAGTAAGTTGTATTTTTACACTCAATGAATTAAAGAAGATTGTACCGTCAATCACCATTGAGCATTTCAAATCAGATAACCCTAAAGTTAAAGAAGCTTTGGATAAGTTATTCTTTAATCTGGGTTGTACGTTACCTGATAAAATTGAGATTGATGAAGGGTTGGTTACTTTAAACAGATTTGGCTGTCTTGACGATAGTCCTCGTATTACAGCGCATGAGCGACAAGATATTGTTTGGCTAAAGACAAGGTTTGCTTCACATCAAGTACGGTGTCTGACAGATGATGTTAGCATGATGCGTGAAATGGATAGTATTACAAACCAGCGTTCATTTGACGTTTGTAATGGGATAGAGTTAGTTTAGGAGAATATTATGAGTAGTAAATACTTGTTGATAATGTGTTACGAGTGTGAAATTAGCGTCAGTGTACACAATTCATATCACGAAGTAGAGGCAGAGTTGGAAAGTTTGTCTTTTAACAAAGAAACTATCGATGAGATTTTAATTGGAGATACTTACAACGATTGGGATGATCATGGTCAAGTTAAAGTACAACGTATTGAATTGGTTTAGAAAATAGAGGAAAGGATTAAATGCAAAAGAGTGATTTACAAACAGAGACAAGTAGCTATGTTGACAAGTATCCGCAGTTTATCGATGCTATTGATTTTCAGAAAGAAGATTTGTTTTGGACACATAAAGAAATTGATTTAACCAAAGATAAACATGATTTACGTAAACGTCTTAATGATGCACAACGACATGCTGTGTCTTTTAATCAACGTCTGTTTACTAAATATGAAGATGTGATTGGTAATGATTACTGGATTGGGGTAGTACACAACAAATACAAGAACCCAATCATCAGGCGTTTAGCTGTTTGTTTTGCTGATGTAGAAAACAATATTCACTTCCCTTTCTACCGTAAGGTTAATGAGGTGTTAGGTGTTCATAACGATGAATTTTACAGTGCGTTTGAAACCGACCCTGTACTGGTGGAGCGTGTTGATTTCATGCAGAAGTTAGTGTCAGAAAAAGACACTTTAGCAAGCATGGCAGGGTTTGCATTCATGGAGGGTGCTGTGTTATTTACAGCTTTTGCTATGATTAAGTCATTAGGTGTCAAAGGTCAAAACTCTATGCCTAACCTTATCGCTGGTATTGATTTTTCTGTTCTCGATGAGAACCATCACTTTGCTACTGCTGCTGAAATCTTTAAGTTACAACGTAAACAAGAGAAGCGTAGCAAGGAAGAACTTAAAGAGTTAGAGCAGAAGATTTATAAACACGCAATGTATGTGTATGAACACGAATGTACTATCGTAGATGCTATGTTAGCAGAAGGAGATATTCCAAATGCAAGTAAAGAAGAGTTGAAAGCTTTTGCACAATCTCGCTGTAACATTGTTCTACAAGGTTTAGGGTACAAACAATTGTTTAGTGAAGAAGGTGACACAATCTCTGGTTGGTTCTATTCAAGCATGAACTCGTTTAAACTGAATGATAACTTCTTTACACGAGGTCGTAACTATAAACGAGAGTTCTCACCACGAGATTTTGACATCTTTACAAACAAAGAATTTACAGAAGTATTAGAGAAACTAGAAGGAAAATTAGATGTCTAAACAACGCAACTTCAGCAAGGAACGTAAAGACTTACAGAAACAAGGTTTAGCTCCTGCTTGGATGACTACAATGGGTTGGCAGTTATTCTCACAGAAGTATTTAAATGGTGATTGTAAGAACCCTCACGATCAATATAAACGTATCTCAACAACCTTAGCTAAATATGCACCTAAAGAGTTCCCTGATTTTTGGGACAAGGTTGATTACTGGAGAGGTAAGACTTGGGAGGAAGCTTTCTTCTCTGTGTTATGGGATGGTTACATCAGTGCTTCAACACCTTTATTAACAAATACAGGCACAGACTTTGGTATGTCAGTGTCTTGTTCAGGAGCTTATGTTGGTGATAGCGTAGAAGAATTTTATGAAACGCGAAAAGGTAATGCTTTATTAACCAAAGAAGGTTTTGGTACTTCTGTGTATCTTGGCGACATCCGTTCTCGTGGTAGTAAGATGAAGAATGGTGAAGCTACAGGAGCGCAACCAGTAGCTGAAATGTTTGTTGATGACTCCTTAAAGATTTCACAAGGAAGCGCAAGACGCGGAGCAAGTGCTTGGTACTACCCTATTGATGGTGGGGACTTTGACGAGCTAGTTCATTACTTAGAAACTCATACTGACGGTAATAACGCTGGTTGGTGTTTAACAGACGAATATCGTGAAAAACTGCTTAGTGGTGATAAGGAAGCTGTTAAGCGTTGGGGTCAGATGTTGTCATGTAAAGGTAACGTAGGTAGTGGATACCAATTCTTTAAGAGTAAAGCAAATCGTAAAACTCCTAAGATGTATAAAGACAAAGGTTTAGAAGTAAAAGCAAGCCAGCTTTGCTCAGAAATCACACTATTCTCGGACGAAGAAAATACCTATACCTGTGTGCTATCTTCTGAGAACTTACGTAATTGGGACAATCGCCCTGATATGTTAGCTTTTGTTGGTACAGTACTACTAGATTGTGTTGCTGAGGACTTCATTGTTAAAGCTAAAACTAAAGCTGGCTTAGAACGTGCAATTAAGTTTACAGAAGAAAACAGAGCTTTAGGTTATGGTGCTATGGCTTTCCATACTTACCTACTAGACCACAATGTTGTTTGGGGCAGCCTAGAAAGCAAGTTTATTAATGAGTTGATGTTTAGTACCATTAAGAAAGAAGCTGTACAAGCTACAGAGTGGTTAGCTAAAGTGTTAGGTGAACCAGAGATGTGCAAAGGTTATGGTGTACGGAATACACACCTTCTTGCCATAGCACCAACGAAGTCGACAGCTTTAATTGTAGGTAGTGTTAGCGAAGGTATTAACCCTCAAGTTGGTTTTGTATTTACACAAACAACCCCTGCTGGTGAGGTATTCCGTATTGACCCCTCGTTCTTGAAGTTAATTCAAGAGAAAGGTATCTATGTAAGTGAAGATGACAAAGGAACACAAGACTTCTTGTATGATATTGTATCTCGTAAAGGGAGCATCCAGCACCGTATTGAGTTTACAGAAGATGAGAAGGCTGTGTATCGGACGGCGTTTGAGATCAATCCTTATGATCATTTAGACCTTGTTAGTGAACGTCAAAAGTACGTGTGTCAAGCTCAAAGCACTAACTTGTTCTTAGCTAATATGCCCGCTAAAGAAATTAGTAAGTTATACTTGTATGCTTTCTTAGATGAGAACATTTTATCCTTGTATTACCACTATGGTTTACGAGATGCTAACATTAAAACTAACATGACTTGTGAAGCTTGTCAGTAAACATTTGAGGGGTGTGAAAGCACCCTTTTATTAAAAAGGAGAGGTTTATGTATAACAGAAGGCTCATACAAGGTGTTGGTGTTAACGATAGTCCAATATTGACAACACGAGAAGATGGTACTCGTGACCCAATCTATATGAAGTGGAAAGGTATGATAAATAGAGTGTACTCAAAAGCGGAATTAAATAAACACCCGTGTTATCGAGATATTACTGTCTCAGAATACTTCTTAACTTTCTCCAATTTCAGAGATTGGTTTGTGAAGCAAGTAGGTTATGACGAAGAAGGTTTTGATTTAGACAAGGATTTGCTAGTGAAAGGCAATAAGACGTATTGTCCTAAAACTTGCCTGCTTCTACCTAAAGAAATTAACAAGTTTATGATTAACAGGTTTAGAAAAGATACCTCGGAAGACTCACTTCCTGTAGGGATTCATGTATATAAGAGAAGTGGTAAGTATCAAGCGCAAATAGGGGGGGGTCTTCTAATCGCAAGTTTTTAGGTAGGTTTGATACACAAGATGAGGCTTTTTATGTGTACAAACAGGCTAAAGAACAGCAAGCTAAAGAGTTAGCGGAGAAGTGGAAGGGCAGTATCGATGTGCGTGCCTACAATGCACTTCTAAATTACACAGTAAATATTGAGGATTAAGTAATGAAAGTAACAATTTATGGTAAAGCTAATTGCAAATCTTGTGATGAGGCTAAACAACTCTGCGATAACAAGTCTGTAGAGTATGAGTATAAGCAGTTGGGGAAAGACTTTGAAATATTAGAGATGTACTATATAGCTCCACGAAATCATAAGAGCTTTCCTATGATTACCATATTGGTTAAATATGATGGTGTTGAGATGGAAGAGTATATAGGCGGACTAACCGAGCTAAAAGAAGTGCTTGCTACTAAATATAGTAAGTAACAAACAAGATAGAGAGTGACTTAGGTTGCTCTCTTTTTTTTATCTAAATATTGTATTATAGCGTTGACAAGAGGAGATGAAGTGAAGTATTCTCTCTATATCGAAATAAATATGCAACGTGCATAAACCACTAGGAGAATAGGTATGGGATACAAATATATCTACCCAACAGAAAAGTTTAACGTTAAATTAGACTTAGAGGTTGAAGTTAAATACGTAGGTGTTTGGGACGGGATGGGCACTTCTTTTTTACAAAACCGTTATAACGAAATGGTACAAGACGGAAGCTTTGTAGAAATCCTAAAACAAAGTATTATGAAAGATTTAGAAGGTGAAACATTCGATATGAATATCGCAGAACCTTTCGATAGATTGTGTTTTGAAGTTACGGAAAATAAACTAGGAGATAAACAATGACTAACATTCAAGCGTTCATCTTAGCCTTTATTATGCTAACTATACAAACTGTAACCTTGATTGTGTTTGGGCTTATGTTTGGTATTGACGGAGCTGCTGCAACATTCTTCTTGTTTGTGATTGTTGACGTGTGTCTGTGTGCTTGTGCAGATATTTTAAAAATTGTTAAGGAGAAGTAATATGAAAACATTTAAACTGCTAGATTACACAGCACAAGTATTCTACAACAAAGAACAGCATTACCCTTTCTGCTTGCACCTATATGATAATTGTAGTGGTAAGCAGTTGCATGTAGGTTATTACATTAGTGTAGAGCAATTAGGTTATATGACGCATTTAGAGATGCTAGATTGGCAATATCATGCTCTTAACCCTGTAAAGACTTTATTTGCTATAGAGGAAATGAAAGAGGGTTTGCACTTGTTAGTGCATGTAATGGGAGAGGATTGATGGATAACAAACTAATCAAAGTATTAACTAAGAACTCTATTAAATGCTTAGTGTGTAACACAATCTTAGAATCTAAACATAGGCATGATTTTGTTATGTGTCCATGTCCTAATGAAACCGCATGTGATGGTGGTCTTGAGTACCAACGTACTCTTGCTGTTGATTTAGATTTAATTGAGAATCTGTGTGAATATAGGACACTTACACAAGAGACATACGATAAAGAACAGGCAGAGATTAAGGCTATACGATTAGCTAAGAATGAACAGGGTGTTAAAGATGGTTTGTTAGTTAAGATTGGTGACGATTACTACAACAAGGAAACTATAGCTCTGTTGTGTGACTACTACCAAATGTAATTTTAGATTAAGGAGTGCATATGCTTACACCAAAAGAAACACGTACGCTATTAAAACTGCATGTGAAGTTAGACACTTTAACAAAAGCACTACACAACTTGAATTTAAAAGCTCAAGTATTTGTAGTAGATTTAAGGTTACATAACACACAAGTTGATGAAATCAAATCTGAGATATTGGAAACATTAGGTTTGATCAATCTTATCTATGAGTTAAATTAACAAGAGTGCAATTAAACACAATAGGAGGAATATGTGCAAGTAATTATTGAATATTTAATGAATTGGTTTATTTTGGTGCTAAGTAAGTTCTTTAATAAACCACCGTAATACAACACCAAAACACAACAGAAGATGGTGCTGTATTCCCTACCAAAGATTTAGCAGATTGGCATCAAACTAATGTGACTAAAGGTAAAGGTAATGCACAAGTAGTGTTAGATTATAATGGTGGTTTTGTTCTTGCTGAACAAATCTACTTACAAGAAGTTGTGTATAACAAAGCTAAACCGTATACAAACTTTATTGATGTGTTAAACAACAATAAAGGTATTGTTAGTGTAGTCCAAGAGGAACACTGTAAGTTTGATAAACTAGATAATGAACACGGGTTATCTCCTGTTCAATTAAACTTGTTTGGTTTAGATAAAGTGATTAATCTTCCTTGCACCAAATTACAAGCAGAGAAAATTAATACAAGTTTAAATAAATACAGTGAAGCATTTTCTAAACTAGAAGATGAACACAAAACACTAAAAGATTTACTTAAACAAGTAAGTTAATTAGTTTAGTTAAGTAAGGAGATAGATATGAATTACCAAAGCGTTGAGAAACTACAAAGTAAGTTTAAACTAGATAAAGGTTGGGAAGTGTTTGATGATGGATATTGTATCGTTGCAGTTAACAAATTCTGGGAAGTGGAAGTAGAAAGTTGTG